AATAACTTTTAGATTCTTTCATTACTACAGGCGACATGAATGCTCCCTGTGTAGATGGATTAGATACGAAGTCAAAAGCAACCATTTCATAATCTTCTCCAACTTCATAGTAAGGTGCGCCATTTCTTAGGCCAGCTTCTCTTAAAGTTCCAACTCCTCGAGAACTTATTCCTGCCGTGTGTCCCTTATCAAAATATTGTTTTAGTAAATTACCCTTTGGTGTCCAGTCTAAAATTTCAGCAATACCATATATGTCATCTCCGTCCCACCAAATTTCTCTAATTATGTGAGATGCCTCAGATAGCCAGGTATCAGCTCTTTCCGGATGATCTAATTCTCCGTAAGCTATACCTTCTTTTATTTTATCCTGATATTTTTTAACTTGCTCATCCATCAATTTTCGAGGGTACATCCTTTTATTGTGGTTTATGGAATCTGCTCTTTGTAATATCCCTTTAACTAATAATCCGCCGTTTTTACCTTTGGATTCTTTTAATACGCAGCTAACGGGATTAAAAGTTGATATGGAGTCTATTAGGAGTACTCTATTTTGTGCCATTATTTATATTTTTTAAGAATTCGTCTATGAAATTTATTACGGATTCTTGTTTTAAAAATGGAGTGGATTTTTGTTTTTCTTTATCCCTCTCTATTTTATTGAAAGTTGTTTTCTTTATGAACTTGTAAGGTTTTTCCTTTGTCTCAGGTTTTCTTCTTTTGAATACTAGAGGAGTTCTTGGAGGGCCTTCACCACCATCCAGATTACTTGTTACATTCATTTCAGTTTTAACTCCATCCTCGTCGTCAATAGGTAAGTATTTGGAAGAAGATTCGGCGGGGCCACCCACTTTAAAACTTTTATTTAAAGACTCAAATAGGTATTTCATGAATGCTTCTTTATTATTTTTTATATTTTTCACTTTGCTATAACATTTACAAACTCATAATATTTCATGATAACATGTATATGATCTTCTGTAATATATTTTGCATTATTAACTTGATCTAAGACATCAATCATTTCATTTAATTTATTTGCTGATGCTATATTTCCAACATTAGGAATAATGCTATTAATGGATTCTTTCAATCTATTTGTTTCAGATGTAATAAATGTTTTAAATTCATCCGATGACGTCTCCATGTTTATATAATTGCCTAATAATGTTTTTTGCTCACTTAATAGACCATTGTATTTATCATTATACTTTTCAATCATTATCTCAAATGCTGACAATCTAATATCTTCTGATTCTGTTAAGTATTCAGATGACATGGTATTAGATGATTCTACATTGCATATACATTCTATTAGATTCTGTTTATTTGAAACCATTACTGGAGGATTATCTGACTGATTATACTCGAATAATGTATAGATGCTAGCATAGTTTTGATAGTTCTCTACTTTTATGTCAAAGAAAGAATCCCCGCCGAAATATGATGTAATGTCTTTGTATAATCTATATTTCTCCTTATTTAATTTTTCGAGGTCTAAGGAGTTTCTAGCTTCTTTTATGGATTCAATTAATTCATTAGCTAGGTTAGGACTATTTACTTTCTCTTTAGTTAACATTTGGTAGAACGTCAACTCCTGTCTAATCTGTGAATTGTTTGAAAAGTGTTTTTTTATAATTGAGGATATTTCATTTATCCCTTCTCCTTGTAATACATTGCTAGTCATTTTTTTCACTAGCATTTCAAAAATCAATCCCGTATTCCGGTGCTTTTTGTGTTTTATTTTCTTCATTTTTTATAGTTGTGAATTTCTTATTAAAAGAAATTATTTTAAATAAATATTGTAATGTTTATCTAAATCACTCTAAATCTAACAAGTTATTTTCACTTAGCAAATCTGTGCCTGCTGCTTTTTCGTTTTCTTTAAATGATTTTTCGATAATTAGATTCTTGTTTCCTATACCACTATCAAATTGTCTCCTGAGAGAATTTACTAGTTTTGACTCTAAATTTACCGGATTCTCTCTTTTTCTAGCTTTTAAAGGGTCTCTTTCTCCTTCTAAGTTAGATTTCATATCTCGGTCTCCCATAGAATCTCTACCATTAACTGTGTCATCTTTTGTGCCGAATGTACCAATTCTCTTAGGTCTTCCTCGATTATCCTCCTTGTCTGCAAATTCTAACTCTTCTCCATCGTCAAATGACATTGCATCTACTTCATTTCCTTTAGAAGCTAACTTTAATGACATCATATCATGTGGAGTACCAAAACTTTGTCCTGATAGTTTGGGATCATTGCCCTCCGTTTCTATTTGAGAGTGTCTAAAAGTAGTCATCAAATCCTCAATAATCAATTCTTCCTCTGTTAATCTTTCTGATTCTGATAATTTAAATAAGTTTTCATGTATATATTTCCTAGAGAATAATTTAGAATCTTGCATCACTAAAGCTAAATTCATTTTCTCTGTTAGTATTTCTACCTTTTGTCTTTCATAAACTAAAGATGGATTATTTAGAGAAAGAGAGAAATCAATCAATTCCTCATTCTTATATCCTTGAGTATATAAGTGAATGATAGCAATCTTATTTAACTCCGATACAATTATTTTCTGAATCCTTTCTATAGTTCTAGCGAATCTAACATCCTCTGCAGCAATCATAGACTTACCTTCCGTGTCTTTATCATACCCTAAAAAAGGCTTAGGAATTTTTAAAGCAGCCATCATTCTATTTCTGACGTACTCGATATCATCCATGAAACCTTGATTGCCTAAACCCGGTAATGTTGTTATTTCACTACTCGCATCTTTTCCTCTAACTGGTAGGTAATAATCCTCTAACATGTTCTGAAGATTAAATTTTAGGTTATAATCTCCTGTTTTTTCATCGACATAAGGGGTTTTCTTCATTGCCGATATAATAGTAGACATGTAGTTATCTACTTCATTAGGCGGAATACTTCCTACATTTATCTTGAAAATTCTTCTTTCCGGGGCTCTCATGATTCTATGAATTAACATAGCGTCCTCCATCAAAGTAAGCATTTTAAAAATCTTTCTTGCAGGTTCTATTTGACTTCTACCGTAAGGTAAAAAATTACTATCAGATAATAATCTAAAATGGGCTATTTCATGATAATCTAATTCTTTATTTTTTCTTTCATCATTTCTATATACAATCGGACTCATTTGAGTAGTGTGTAATCCTTCGTATATAAATTTAACTTCATAAGGATTTTCTGGATTTGTTCCTTCCACCCTTCTAACTTCGTAGGCTGATAAAGGAACAACGTTTTTTATACCAAGACCTTCTTCGATATCTAAATACAAATAGAAATCTCCATACTTACATAAAGATCTTGTCCAACTCCATAGGTTGTAATCTATATTTAAGATATCGTAAAATAAATTATAAAGTATTTTTTTAATGTTCTCATTTGGAGTACTAATATTTAACAAATCTCCCTCTACTGACATTACCGTACTTTCGTCTGCATAAATATCCAATGCAGACGCTATGATTGGATCTGTGTCCATGGCTTCGTAGTCTGTAAATATCTGTAACTTTGAAGAGTGAAAATTTATCGTGTTGTTATTGGGAGAATATCCGTATTGCCTAGATGTATGTAAGCCAGAGAATCTGTCAGCATATCCGACTTTATCTTTAGTACCTGCGCCTTGTAGCCTAGAGGTATCAATAACTTTAATTCTGTCTTTTCCAATTCTTCTAACAATCACTTGCGTAGAGAATAATCGCTTTAGTTTTGCCTGTATTGAATTATCCATGTTTTTATTTTATAAGCCAAGTTAGACTCTCTGATTCATTGTTTCTAGTTTTCATAGACCAAGAGTCATGTACTTTATTTGAGTTACTTGGAGTGTATATCGTTTTTGTTGTGTTATTTAGCAAAGACCTAGAGAAACTTAAGCCCAAAGTTTTCATTTTCAAGGAAGTGTCTCTAACCCAAAGTCCAATAGCGAAAGACATAACTAAGTCGTCGTTATATCCATCTCTAGCTTCTGCTTTGTGGTCTTTCCAAACAAAAGTAAACAATTCCTGTATCAATCTCTTACTATATACTATTGGAGATTTTTCTCTATAATATGTCTCTAATTTAGAAATCATTACGGGTCTTGTTTTTGTAGAAGTAGTAAATCCTGGAACCATGTTATCCTTAAGTAAATAGTCTTGATTTATGTTAACATGTACATCAGGGTCTACAAAAGGATCGTTTCTGAAAGTATAATACAGATTCTGGTATCCTAAATCTATAATAGTTTGTAGAACTGCCCAGCCAACATACGCATTCTCAATGGCAAGTAAAGCTCCGTTGTATTCAGAAGCTATACTCATTAATAAATGTCCAAATTCGGTGGTGCCAATCATACTCTTAAATTCTGCAACTTGTTCTAATGTTTCTATATTTAAAACATGAAAAGCAGAAAAGTCAGAAGAATCTCCCCTAGATACATCTGCACATACAACATAAGTACAATCACTTTCAGGATATTTCCAGACCCATAAATCTCCAGTCTCACCTCTTTTTTCTATTGGATCTTTTACGTAATTATTCTCATACCATACTAAAATACTACCATCTACCACAGTATGTCCGGATGTCAAGAAGTCACCATCACATTCTTGGGCTGCTGCTTTTTCTCCTAGTAATATGTCTTGTTCCTTTCGCCACTTCCAATCTCTTTCCGGATGGACAGTCCATGGTAAAAATATAGAAGTAAAATCTCCCCCATTTAAAGATTCCTGCCAAACTCTATGAAATAAATTACCTACTCCATTAGGTGTGGATAATAATATACAACTACCTCCCGTCGCTAATGTAGATTGTGCAGCTGTCCAAATTTCTTCCGAATTAGAAATGTGAGCTGCTTCATCTATAACTAGTAAAGACAATGCTTCAGATCTTGCAGAATCAGGACTTGATGATACTGCTTTAACACTAGATCCATTATTTTTAAATCTAAGCATCATTTTATTGTCCTCCAATGTCTCTTGTTTTAGCCATGAAGGTAAAAAATCATGCATCAATCTAATCTTATGGACTAAATTTTTTGCTACATCTTGTTTGGTTGCAATAATAAGAACTTTATACCCGCTGTTAAATATCATACTATGCAAAATGAATGCAGCTGATAAAGTTGATATTCCTAACTGCCTTCCTTTGTTTATGATAATATACCTTTCATTATGCATCTTTTCTAATGTGGTCTCTTGGAATGGATAAAGACCAAATAATATACGTCCTTTTGTAGGATGCTCTATTTTGCAGTATTTTTTAGTGAAATAAGTTGAATCTTTTGCACATTTTTTATACTCCTGAGCTATTGCTAGTTTTACTTTATTTGTTGACATCTATATTTAAATCTTCTTCATTTATATTATATGTTTCCATGATATCATCTCTTAAATTATTAAAATCAGATTTAATCTTATCTAAAAATGATTCTTTATTTTCAATTGACCATTTTTCAATAGATCCGTCTGCATGAGAATATCCCATGTTGTCAAATGATCCTAATAAAACTTCTACTTCTTTAGATGCCTCTTTTAAAAATGATACTGCATTCTCTTTCTTTTTATCATGAACATAAGTATCAAATTTTCCACTTAGCTTTAAGTCTGCTTCATATTTTATTGTACATTCCAAACATCTTCCTGTCTTTTTTCCTAATTTATAATCTGCTTGACCGAAAAGTTTGCCGTCACATGTATCTAAACAATTAGGAAATTTACTTATGCTGTCTAATTCTTTTAGTATTTCTCTAACTCCTTTAGATCTTTTTACTTTATACCCATCTCTTTGTTCCCATTCGGTTACATGACCCATAGGTGAAACATCTTCCCATATATCTCCTACTTTTCTTATTTCGGAATCTTCCTTCTTTCTATATCCTATAGTTGTCCTATTCTGGGTTTTGTGTTCTCCTATTAGAAGTTTTTTTACCGCTTCTACATTTCTTAATTTACTCATAGTTTTCTCCTTTTTCTAATTTTGTAACTCTTTTAGTTAAATCCTTTATTAAATCATATAATTCCTGTATAGCTTTTAGATTATAAACCGAAAGTTTATCATAGTTAACAGCTAGAACTCCTTTTTGTCCTTCTATCTTAAACTCTTTTAATAAACCTGTTTTAAGTCCGTCGGTTATATCTTGAGCTATAATACCCACTTCTTTACCTTCTAAGTTAGACGGAATCCTATGAGATGAAGATGTTTTATTTACTTCTAAAATAACACCTTTCATTTCATCTGTGTTCCAATTATAATTAACAGGTTTTATCGTATATAGTTGCTCTAATACAGAATCTATTTCCTCTATATCTTTTTTTAGTCTCCTATCTGAGAATGCTGGAAATGGACCTCCTGATGAACTTCCTTTTTGCCCTTTCTCTCCCTTTGGTCCGGTTGGACCGGGAGGGCCCGGAGGGCCGGGGTCTCCTGGCAATCCTTGTTCTCCTGCTCCCGTAGGACCTATTGAACCTTGCGGACCGGGTCCGCCGGAAGGGCCGGAAGGGCCGGGAGGGCCGGGTCCACCGGGAGGGCCGGAAGGGCCAGGGGTACCTGAACCGGTTGGACCGGTAAATCCTTGAGGACCAGTAGGGCCAGGTGAACCGGGAGTACCTGTGCCAGTAGGGCCGGTAAATCCTTGAGGACCGGTAGGACCAGGTGAACCGGGAGTACCTGTGCCAGTAGGGCCGGTAAATCCTTGAGGACCGCTTCCACCACTAGGTCCGGTAAATCCTTGAGGTCCTGTTGGTCCGGGTCCACCACTAGGTCCAGTAAATCCTTGAGGTCCCGGTCCACCACTAGGTCCAGTAAATCCTTGAGGTCCTGTCGAACCTTGTGGTCCGGGTTCTCCGGTAAATCCTTGAGGACCTATACCTGCTAATCCAGTAAATCCTTGAGGTCCTTGGTTGCCTTGCGGGCCAGCCACAGAGCTTGGATTACCTGTAGGTCCTTGGTTGCCTTGCGAGCCCTGAAAACCTTGAGGACCGGGAGCTCCCGGAGGGCTTATTATACTAGGTCCTTGTCTTCCTTGAAAACCCTGCGCTCCGGTAGTGCCTTGTAGTCCTGTTGGACCTTGGTTTCCTTGAGGTCCCGGTCCGCCAGGTTCTCCTGAAGGGCCTTGAAGTCCTACTCCTGACAAACCTGTAGGGCCTTGATTACCTTGTGTACCTGCTGTTCCTTGAAAACCTGTTGGTCCTTGATTACCTTGTGGTCCTTGCCTTCCTTGAAAACCCTGTGTACCTACTGTGCCTTGTAGTCCTGTTGGACCTTGGTTTCCTTGAGGTCCCGGTCCGCCGGGTTCTCCTGTAGGGCCTTGAAGTCCTACTCCTGACAAACCTGTAGGGCCTTGATTACCTTGTGTACCTGCTGTTCCTTGAAAACCTGTTGGTCCTTGATTACCTTGTGGTCCT